CACGCGAAGATCGTCGCCCTGTTCCCGCTCGTCTACAGCACCGAGCTGGCCCTGGCCCTGGAAGACACCTACGGGGCGGACGTGTTCCACAGCTTCCAGGCGATGCTGGAGATGAACCCTGCCCCAGCAGGGCAGCCGTACCTGAGCGACGCCTACTTCTCCCGCCGGCGGGAGATCCAGGAGCCGCCTAAGCCCTCGTACAAGTACAAGCCGTCGCCCACCCACAGCCGTATGGCTGACGCGCTCAAGGCGGGTGCAGTCCCGTGCATGAAGTGCGGCCTGGTGGTTTGCGCCCACGGTCAGGCGAAATGCATCTGGTGCGAAATCACGGACCTCACGGCATGATCCGGCTGGAACTGTACGACCTGGACGGAGAGCTGATGTACGTCCAGACCCTCAGCCTCCCCCTAGGGGCCGGCTACGAGGAGATCACCGGCCACTCGGTGCCACGCAGGATCGGCCGGCTGAAGATCGTGAACACCGGAGACCCTGAGCCCCAGCCGGTAGAACTGGAAGAGGGGCGGTGCCAGCGGTGCGGCAAGCTGGTCACCCGCCACGACGGCGGGCGCTGGACCGACCAGTACGGGCGTGACCGGTGCCGCGCATCCTGGGATGACGATCAGTGCCTGGTGCCTACGGCTTGATGAAGACTCCGCACACCGGGTCGCCGTACTCCTGGTAAGCGAGCAGCCAGCCTTTCTTGCCGGGGTCGTTGCGCCAGTTGACGGCGATCAGCACCGAGTCGCTGGCCATCCGTTCCATCACCAGGTGCTCCAGCTCGTCCTGATTGGCCGAGGGCCGGTTGACGTAGACGATCTGGAAGTCGGAGTAGCCCCAGGCGCCGGTTGTCATCGGCTCGCCCTTGGCGGGGAACTCGAACGCATCCTTGAGCAGGCACGCCGCCCCGTGCGCCTGCGCCTCGGCGATGAACCGGGACACGATGTCAATCCCGTAGGCGTTCAGGCCGAACAGTGCCTGCGCCAGCCGGACCTTGGTGCCAGGCCCGCAGCCCACGTCAAGGAACCGGGGCTGGCCGTAGGCTTCGTCGTCGCGGGGCAGCATGGCCATACCGCGATCTGGCGGGCCAGGCGGGGAGACGGCGACTGCTTCAGTGAGCAGGGTGACGTACTGGCCAAGGGGAAACGGAAGCCACGGCACGGCATCCTCACGCGGGTACCGGATGGGCGTGGCGTTCCAGGCGGTCTCGGTGGCTTGCAGCTCGCGCAGGAAACTTGGCCAGTGAGTCATGCGGCCTCCAGGTGGGGTGGAAGCACCTGGCCGGGAGATCCCCGTGAACAGCCCGGCCAGGTGCTGCCTGCGATACTAGCAGCTACCCCGCGCCGCGCACATGATAGTAACCCGTGGGTGCCCACCATGACCCGGAATACCAGCGGTGATAGTTCACCCGCGTCCCCGGTTCCAGCGCCCCGATCGTCTCATGCGACCACCGGTACAGCTCCACATGCCCGGAGCCGTAGAATACCAGGTCACCTTCACGGGCCTGGCTGTGGCTGATCCGCACCAGCTTCGAGCTGCCCAGCATCGAGTAGGTGGAGCGCGGCAGGCTGATGCCCTGATGGGCGTAGGCGGCGACGACCAGGCCGCTGCAATCGTAGCCAGCCCAGCACGGGCCTTCCGCACCCCACGCATACCAGCACCCGCGATGGTGAACCGCGTAGGAGTAGGCACCAGTGCGGTGGCTGCCCGTGCTCGCCGAAGCCGGCGCGGACGCCAGGACCGGGGCGGCGATAGCCCCGGCGAGCACGAGCGACGCGGCAAGTTTACGGAACATCATGGCTCCTATGTCTGCGGCATGCACACCCAGGTGGGCACTTACGGCTACCCCTGCCGTTACCGGCGATCTGCCTGAGTCTTGCGATTTCCCGCGTTCTGATTTCAGGGCTGAGGGCGGTCCAGCGAGTTCGGTTACGGGCCGCCAGCACTGCGCCGCGACGCTCTGGCGTCCAGGATTCAGACAGGCGTGCGCGGCGCTTAGCTTCCTGCTCCTGGGTCGGCGCGTAGAGCCATGACCGGCTGTCCCGGTCATAGGCCATATGGCATCGCCTGCACATAGGCACGTAGTCAGCCCAGATGTCGGTGCCATCTTCGGTATGAACTTGAGCCCAGTCACGAGCCTGAGCGGGGCAGCGAACGCACTGGTGGTGTTTCGCTGCCCCCCGGTCACGGGTCAGGCGGCTATGAAGGCTTCCGTGAGTGAGCAGCGATGCTGGCTTACGTGGCGGGCTCACGGGGTGCAGACCCACTGCGCCCAGGTGTCACCCGAGGCGTGGAACTTGGACACGGCATTCTCGGCGTTGACCATCGGATCGGTCAGGTCGCCGGCCACCACTGCCCCCAAAATTTGCCACAGGCCGGTGGCTCCCGAGGGGTTGTAGGCGTCCGGGTTACCCCCACTTTCACAAATCGCCACGTTCGCTGCAGCAGCCTCGGCCCATGACGGGCCTCCCGCGCTCACCCACAGGGACTCCAGGGCCGAGTAGGAATAGATCCCGCTGACGGGGGCAGCCACTGTGACGGGGACCGGCGTCCCCTGGCCGGCGACTGTGACGCTCGCAGCACGGCGCGGAGCCACCGGCTGGGGGATCGCCGCCAGCGCCGCCTTCAGCAGCCACAGCTTGTGCGGGTGAGCAGGCAGCGACAGGTTCAGCGTCGTGCCCACTTCCAGCGCAGCCGGGTTGTGAACATGTGAACGGTTCGCCCACCACAGGGCCGGCCACATGGTGGCGTGGCCGAAGACGCGGGTGGCGATCAGCGACAGCGTGTCCCCATCGCGGACCACGTAGGTGGCCGGCAGAGGGGCGTGGGCAGCGCCGGGATGCAGCATGGCCCCTATGGGGCCAGGACTGACGCTGGCGGACTCCAGGGCCGGGGACTGGGTAACTCCCTCAGCGACAGCCATGTCGCGGGCTCCAGCGATCCTGAGCCGCTGGAGACGGGGGCTGGCACGGCCGGCGAATGCGAAAGCCGCCACGGTCAGCGCGAAGACGGTGACGACGGCGGCGAGGATGGGCCAGTGACGAAGGGTTGGGCGTGGTACCTGATAGAGACCAGGACGCAGCACGGCGCTTCTCCGGGGTCCGGGGACAAGGCGAGCCGCAGCTGGTTCAGGGCTGCGGCTCGGGTGAACCTACGCCAGCCGGGCCGGCCCCGATAGTGTCACCGGGAAACCAGTGGTGTCAGTCACGGAGAGTAAAACCCCCCTGCGCCGGCCGCGTGGCGCAGGGGGGTTGCCTTGGGGGGGTTACGCGGGGGGCTTCTCCGCCGGCTTGTTGCGGGTGTAGTTGACACCCACGCCGCCACCGGCCGCCGCGATGACCGCAGCTACGAGGGACGCCTGCACGGTGCCGCCGGCCGATGACGCGGCGGCGTAGCCGGCGATAGCTGCAAGCAGGGCCGCCACGAGAGCCTTGCGGTGCGTGGCCACCCATTCGCCGAACTTGTTCATCGCTGTCCCTTCCTGGCAATTTTCACCCATATGTACGAGCGGCGCACCATCGCCGCGAAAGTAGCGAAGAGCACGCCAGCTTCAGCCCAGCCGAGCGCCTGGCTGGAGAACCGGCTAAGGCCGAAGAATAGCGCGAGAATGAACACTATGGGTGTGACCATGGCGAGCCCGGCCAGCAGCACCAGCGAGCGGCCCACCTGGTTGCGCCACCACGACTCCAGCACGGTGTAGATGACCACCCACTGGAGCAGGCCCACCAAAGCGGCGATACTGCCGGCTTTCAGGGCGAGATGTACCCACTGCTCCGAGGTCACGGCAGCCGCCTGCATTTCTGCCCAGGCGGGTGAACGCACAGGCTGACCGAGACCGTGACCGTGGGGCCAGGTGCCGTCTGGGTGACCGTTGGGCCAGGCGCTGGCCGGGTGACCGTGGGGCCGGGCACCGGCTGGGGTGAAATGGTTACCGGCGGGACTGTCCCAGCTGGCACGGTCCGGGTAGCTCCGGGTACCCGGATAACCGTCTGCCTGATAATGACCGTGGTGTGGCCCGGGAGCCTGATGACAGTCGGCACGACTTTCGTGACTGTAACCGGGGCGGGACGCTGGAGAGCGTTGCCGGCGACGGTGAGCCCGATCGCCGAAACGGTTAGCCCGGCTATCACCAGCGGCTTGACCGCGAGCAGTCCTATCACTGGTGCCTCCTCCGCCTGAGGCCCTCCACAATCCTGGCTGCAATGATGTCCTCATCGCCAGCGAGCCGGGGAAGCAGGTACCGCCGTTCGGCAGCTGCCTGCGCCTCGGCCGCGATTCTCATTTCCCTCGCCTGCCGCACCTTGCGCTCGGTCTCGGTCAGCGCCCGCTCCGATGCACCCTGGCTCTTGCTGTCGCGCCACCATGGCCACCTCATCGTCTAGTGTCCAGAATGTCGGTTAGCCGCTTGGTGGCCTCGATCGCCGTGTCGGCCCGCATCGTCTGGGCGGACACGGTCATGCGCAGCTCGGTGTTCTCCTCCTGGCTCTTCTCCCAGGCGCTGTGCCATCGCTGGGCATCCTCCTCCGCCCGTTTCGTATTCCGGGCCGGGTCAACAACCCCGGTGAGAATCAGGACCACCATGATCGCGGCACCGACCCCAGCGTTCTGGAGGATCGCCCCGATGAGCGCTGCGTCCATCGTGATTCGATGGTCTCATGTGAACAGCGTTCCGCTGGCCTGGAACCCGCCGGCGACTGTGACGGTAGGGCCGACAGCCAGCAGATCTACTGTCCCGCGATTCAGGATTTCATCGCCACCCTGCCCGGTGGAATAGTTCATCCGCCCCGACGCCCACTCCACCGTTTCTGGCCGCCCGCCCGCCGAGCCTGCCCGCCGCAGGATCAGCGCGTACTTGGGCGCACCAGCGCTGATGTCAGTCTTTGACACGGCGGTGATCACCCCGGCCATGAACACCCGGTTGCGGCCCCGGATCTCGATCCCGCCGAAATTTCCGCCGAGGCCGCCGTTCTGCCCGTCGCCCTCGAAGCAGCAGCCGGACAGGATCACCGGGGCACGCCAGTCGGTGCCGCTGCCCGAGGAGTTGATGATCAGGCACCCGGATTCGCCATTGCGCTCGGTGGAGCAGCCCACCAGCTTCGTCGCGTCGCCGTAGGTGCCCTTGTGGTCGATCACCCACCCCGAGCCCACGCACAGGTCGGCCCGGCACCCGACGTAGGTCACGTTCCCCGACGAGCCGGCCGTCGAGAAGAAGCCATACTTTGCCGCTGGGTCGCCGGCATCGCCCGCGTACTGGATATGCACATCATGGATGTTGGCGTCGTTCGCGGGCCGGTGAACGCCGTTGAGACCTGGCCGCTGGATCATCACAGTCCGCATCTTCAGCCCGTCGCCATCAGTGCCGTCACCACCCTGGAAGAACGCGACACCGTGGCCGGTGACGTTGGCGATCGACACGCCCTCGATGCGCAGGCCGTTGACGTTGCCGTGGCAGGCGATCCCGTCTACCCCGGGCAGGACCGACAGGTCGTTCAGGATCGCCAGGTCCATGATCCGGTTCCCCAGGCAGCCGCTGGCCAGGTCGATCACCGCCGTGCCAGCGAAGCCGGCGGTGGGATGGATGACAGTACCGGACGGGTTGCGGGAGGTGGCACCGTTGACGCCGCCACCGGAGCCGGACAGCTCGTTGCCTGAACTGGGCGACAGTGGTGCGTTAACGAACCAGTCGCCGGGGTCGAGGCTCACAACGACGTTGCGGTCGGCATCTGAGAACGCGCCGTTGATCGCGGCGGTGTCGGTGACGCCGGACTGATCTCCTGAAGGTGTGAGAACTTCCACTGCGGCCATGGGTGGGTCTCCTCTTCAAACGTCAACGTGGGCGATGACACTCCAGTCGGCCATCGAATACCAGACAGGACCGTTGCCTGAGGCCGACCACTGGTAGCTGCCGTCAGCCTCGATACGGACCCGCCTGGCGACCATGGTCTCACCCGCGTTGTGCTGAAGCACGTCCCCGCTGCTGACCGCGCTGAAAATCTGCACCGTCTGCACCGGGATCGCGTTCGGCGGGCCAGCCAGCTGCCCGGAGAACGCTCCCATCGGGCTGATCACCATCGTCCCCTGTCCCGCGCCGTCCGGGCCGAAGTAGGCCAGGGACATGCCGGTCACCTGGTCGAGGCCGGTGACCCGCGCCTGGAGCACGAAGGCGTCGCCTACGGCAAGGTCCGCGAGGGTGGTCATACGAGCCTCTGGGCGAGCAGCGCCGAGGTCGCCATAACTGTGGTCGCGGTGCCACTGGAGGTGTTCTGCGCCCACGCGAACGCGAGTGTTCCCGCACCGGAGGTGACGACGGTGCCCCAGATGTTGAGGCAGATGACGTTGCTGGTGCCGTTGGTGCCCACGTTGACCGCGACGCCGAATGTGGTGTTCAGGACATCGTTGAAGGTCAGGCTGGTGATCTGGTGCCGCAGGAAAAACGAGAAGCCGGTAGCACTGGCGGGGGCGTTCACCTGCGCCTGCATGTCCGAGCTGCCGTTGGTGAAGCCCTTGTAGATGATCGCCATGCGGTATTCGTAGGTGGCACCGCCCACCAGGGATAGTTGCAGGTCTGGGTCATTGGTGACACTGGTATTGCTTGCCCTGCCAGTGTCACCCGCCTTCACTGCGGCCAGCGGCACGAACCAGCTGTTCACGTCGCTGGAGGTGAGCACTTCCCCCGGCGACCAGGTGGGAATGGACATGGCGTTCTCCTAACCGAGGGCGTTGAAGTCGAGCCGGCCCTTGTCGGCGTCATTGAGGATCAGGAAATCGAACCGGTCAGAGTTCTGGAGGCTCCACGTAGTTTCCCAGGTGCGCGCACTGGCATCGAAGGCGTGGGTGATCGCCCGGACGAGGCACTGCTTCCCGAACCCGGCCATCCCCGGTGGCCGCCGCCACACCTCGATCAGGTCGCCGACCTCACGGCCGAGAGCCTGCGGGAACAGCTCGGTGGGCGCACGCTGCGGCATCAGCGTCATCGTGTCGAACCGGTCCTCAACCACAATGGCGATATGCAGGACGTACTGCGCCCAGTTGAGGGTGTCAGAGTCGGACTGGAACATCAGGTCGGAACGGGCATAGGTGCGGGGAAACAGGAATTTGGAGATCGACGGGGCGTCTGTCACTTCCTGGAGGTTGCTCCCGCCGGCCATGGTCGCCTGGATGTCGTTGAACAGGGTCGTATCGTCGGACACTTCGATGAGCCCGAAGTAGGGCAGCTCGACTCCGTCAGCCTGGACGGTGCCGGGCAGGTCGCCGAGCACCGCGTTGACGGAGGTGGAGCGCGTGTCGGTCAGGATGGCGCTGCGGCGGCGGAACACCGCGTTGCCGCCGCCGTCGATATAGAACTCGCCCGCCTCGGTTTCGGCCGAGACCTGGATCAGGTCGAGCGCACTCGACCCATAGGTGGCCGCCTGAAGATGGACATCGCCGTCATCGAGATCCCGCAGGGCGTCCGGCCAGCCGGCCGAATCGAGGATGCGGGAGATCCGTGCGCCCGTGTCCTCGCCCGAGCCGACGCCAGAGCCGAGGGTGGCCAGGTTGACCCCCTGGAGCACGTACATGCCATCGGTGGCGTCCACGCTCACCTCGGCGTAACGCGGGTTGTTGAGCCCAGCGTCTTTCCAGCTCGTCGCGTAGCCGTAGAACAGGTTGTAGGTGATGCTGTTCCACACGGCCTGAATCCGCAGCGGCACCATCGGCAGCACTTCGGAGAACGCTCCCGTCACCACCGCGATGTTGTAGGTGACGCGGATCTGGCCCCGCAAACCGGCCCCGCCAGAACGGGTGCCACCGTCGCCACCACCACCGCCGCCGCCACCACCGGGGCCATTGGAAGGTGCCTGGCCATTGAACGGCGACACCGATGAGCCGCCGCCGCGCCCGCCGGGACCACCATCGGTCTGCCCGGCCCCGCCCGCGCCGAAGTGGCCGACCGTGCCAGCCGAGCCCGCGCTGCCTGTCCCACCAGGCGCACCCGAGCCACCACCACCGCCACCACCGGTTTGCGACGTGCCAGACAGCAGCCCAGCCCCGCCATCGCCGCCGGGCTGGACCGAGGTCGGCGAGCCGCCGTGCGCTCCGGTACCGCCCGTGCCAGCGGTGCCGCCCACCGGGCCACCCGCGCCACCGCCAGTGCCACCGTGCGCTATCAGCGCGCCAGCGTCAAAAGTGGTGTCGCCACCGTTCCCGCCGTTGTTGTGGCCCGAACCGGAACCAGCCGAGCCGGCGGCACCCCGGGAGATGGTGTAGGTGGTGCCGGCGGTCAGTGCATAGTTGTAGGCGACATACTCCCCGCCACCGCCGCCACCACCGGAGATGTGGCCACCGCCGGTCGCGCCATTGTTGGCACCACCGCCACCGCCGCCGGCCCACAGTTCCACGATCGGCAGCGAGCCGGCAGTGGACAGGTTCGACGGTGCCTTCCAGCTGCTGCCCGACAGCACCACCTGCACCTGCTGCAACGCCAGGCTGTTGATGTAGGGGCCGGCCAGATTGTCCGGGTCGAACCGGCCATCACCGTTTTTCAGCACCACCGTCGCGGTGCCCGGCTGATACTGGTACAGCGGCCCCGCGAGCCTGGTCACCGGCCGGGTGATATTGCCAGACCGCACATAGGCGCTGATGTCGGTCCAGGAGAATGAGCCGGCCCCGATCGCGCCGAACCCGGCCTGCACGATGACCTGCGGCATCTTCCCAGATGGGGAGGACAGCTGCTGCCGGGGCGCGGCAGCCTTGGTGAGAGTGGCGGTGACACCCGCGTTGAACACCGGCTGCGCGGCGGCGTTGTGACCCGAGGCGGTGCCGAGGACCTCGATCGCCACAATCTCGTACTTCAGCGACGTGGGCGCGGTGATCCCGACCGTCTTAGCCCCGATCGCGCCCGCGTCGGAGTAATACGCGCAGTACACCGTGTAGTTCGCCGCGTTGCGGGAGTAGACCCGCTCCAGCCCGTTCCCGGCCGTGGGCGTGATGCTGTTAACCGTCGCCCAGGTGCGCGCCGCGCCGTCAGCGGCGTTCCAGTCCATGGCCAGCACGACGATCGCGCTGTTCGCCTGCGTGGTGGTGATGCTCACGGTGGCGGTGCCGGAAGCACTGTGGCCCTTGACCGACGCGCCGACGCCAGCTGTGCCCGAGAACCGGAGCGCGTCGAACCCGAACGGGACGTTAGTGCCGCCTTCGGCGACCGACAGGGTGTAGGTCTGCCCGGAGCCCGGCAAGGCGGTCCAGCCGTAAATGCCGGTGAACGCGCTAATCGAATCGGACTGCTTCAGCGAATAGGTGAGGCCGCCGCCAGTCGGGGTGTTAAGGGTGCCGGCAGCGTCAGCAGTACCACCGAGAACGGCCAGCACATCGCCGTTGGCCACAGTGACCGAATGGGTCTTCGGGCTGGTGAGGGACTGCCAGTCCGAGACCGCGTAGTCGGCGACGAAGGTGGGGGCGCTCATCGGCTACGCCGCCAGGGGAGTGAAGGCGACCGTCAGCACCGTCAGGGTCAGGGTGTCCAGGTTCACAACCGGCTGCGCCACATTGACCTGCGCGGACAGCAGGAAGTTACCGTTGGTGGAGGCATCCCAGCAGGAGATGTGGGAGATCACCTCCGAGGTGGTCATCGTCCATGCGGTCGGCGACGACGACTCCGACTTGCTCCCGCCTGACGCCGACGACCAGGTGACCTGGTTACGGGTCGTGACTGCCGAGGCGTTGCTAGTGCCAGCCGAGCCAGGATCGCCAGTGTGGAGCTTGACCCAGAACGCGGCCGGTGCGGTGAACGCGGACGCGCCGAGCATGTCGAGCCATTTATTCGCCAGGTTCGTTATCGACAGCCCCGGTGTCACTCTCCACCTCCTCCTGCGGCTCAGCGTGGGTGACTTCGATCTCAGCGGTCACCACGATCTGCCCGATGATGTTCTGCGGTTCGCTCATTTCGGTGTCACTCCCGGTGGGTAGAGCCGGCCGCCGCCCTTGGTGTGCATCTTGACGTGCTCAGCGATGGCCTGGCCGAGCTTGCGGTCCGGGGTGGAAGCGGCGATAACCGGGTCCACCTTCACGATGATGGTGGTGTGGCCGCCGACCGGCTCGGGCCGGCCGGTCCGGTTGATCGCCATCGTCGCGCCCGGCATCAGCCAGCCGCCCTTATCGAAGCTCTTGACCATGCCGCCCTTATTCATGAACGACAGGTAGGCACCGTTGGTGTAAGCGGACCAGGCCCGCAGGCCCTGGGCGCGGTAGATGGCGACCGCGTTCTCCGCGTTGATCATCGGGTTGAACAGGTTCCCGCCGATCCGCTGGCTGCCTGGCATGATTTGCCACAGTCCCGACGCACCGGACGCGTTGTGGGCGTTCGTCCGGCCACCCGATTCGGCCATGGCAATCGCGCCCATGAGGTGCGCGAGGCTGCTCGCGCCGCCCGCCTGACGCCATAGCGAAGACAGCTGGGTTTCCCGCAGCGACCGGCCGGCTCCCACCCCGCCGAACCCGCCCGGGGGAACGCCAGTGAACATCAGCGGCATCGCGTGCAGCCCCATCCACTGCGGTCCCATCCCGCCGCCCTGGCTGATGACCTTGCCGGGGGTGTTGGAGACCATGGCGACGTGGCCTGGGGGCGGGCCGCCGACCGAGCTGATGTAGAACGCCAGGCCACCCGGCTGGGGTGGCCCGCGCTTCACCCACTGGCCCTGCGACTCCGAGGTGCCGGGCGCGTTGATCCCGAAATGCTTATAGATGGCCTGGACGAATCCACTACAGTCTGCGCCCGCCGGCCCCAGCGTCCTGGCCCCCCATACGTACGGGATGCGCCCCAGGAACGACTTGGCGTAGGCGGCGATAGAGCCGCCCGACCCGGTCGCGGCGGCCTTGACGGCAGCCTTCAGCGCATTCCATGCCGCCTTGACGAACGCCGACGTAGCCGCCTTCTCGAACTTCATGTCCGCCTTATCCATAAACGGCACGACACGGCCCACGTTGTTTCCCGCCCTGACGAACCCGCCACTGGCGAAGCCGGGCAGGTGGCCACGCAGGTGATCCACCGCGCCGGCGTTGACCATCGGCTTCGGCACGACCACCTCGCCAGGGGTCAGCATGGCGGGGACGGTGTCCCGGCTGCCCCACCCGCGAATCTGGCCACCGCGTGCATGGAACTCCAGTGCCCCGGTGTCTGCCCGCTTCTCGCCGGGGATCGCCATCTTGTACTTGAGGAGTCCTTTGGCGAACGCCTCGGCGGTGATGGTGGTGTGATGGCTCTTGGGGATCTTGAAGATCTGGCCGGTCATCGTCTCGATCAGGCGCTGCGCCGTCTTCGCGTCCATCCCCGCCTGACGGAAGTCCTTATACAGCACGGTCGCGTCGTGGTACCGCTTGCCCGCCGAGGAGTTGTTGACGATGTCGCCGGCCAGGGTGTTGATGTCCTTACCCGCATGGCTGGCGGCGATCTTCGCCTCAACGAACCTGTTGATCAGATCCTGCTTCAGGGTGCCGGCGAGGGCCGAGGCGTCTTTCGCCAGGTCCTGGATGTTGCCACCCATGCCAGCGACCAGCTTGTCCAGCCTCTTGCCGGCATCATGGGTGTCACCTAGCCCTTTAGTTAGATCCTTGAAGCTCTTGACACCCTTGATGCCCGCCTCCTGGCCGAGCAGCCTCAGCTCATCACGGCTCCAGTGGGCGTGCTTACCCAGCGGTATCAGCTGGGCGATCATGAGCTTCATCGCCTCCTTGACCTGCGGGAAACCGCCGGGGGACAGGGAGGACATCAGCCGCAGCGAGTCGATCAGTGATTGCGCCCCACTGAACGCGGTCTGCCAGGTCTGGCGCAGCTGAAGACTGGCCGCACTGAGGCCATCCATGCTGACGTGGACCGTCTTCGCCTTCCCCGTGACCGCATCAAAGGTCTTCGTCACAAGCCGCGAGGAGCCACCGACCTGATGGAAAGCCTCCTTGACGGAAAGGATGTCCTGCTCGAAGGTGATGAAGGCCGACTCACCGCCGGTCATGGTCCCGATGATCGTGTCCCACGCCGAGTTGAGGTTCTGCATGGACTTGAACTGGTCCGACATGGACAGGTTCAGCACGTTAATGTCCTGCTGGAGGACATTCCCCTGCTGGCCCATGGCCATGTAGCCGGCCCGGGTAGCCTCCACCTGCTGCAAAATCATCAGCCACTGATGGGTACCCGTTTTGAGCATGTCACCCATCGTGACGCCCGAGGCGATCAGGAAACCCTGCGCCTCACCCACACCGCCGAGCCCGATCGCCAGCCGGTCCAGCCGGCTGTTGTAAAGGTTCGACTCATTGCTCAGCTGCCGCTGGCCGGCCGCCAGGTCGCTGCTTTTCTTTACCGCGTTTTCCATGGTGATGTTCATCATGCCGGCCCGGCCCGCGACCACCCTGGTGTCGTTGGCCACATTGGTCATGGCGTGATGCACTTCTATCTGCGCCGCCGCCAGGTGACGCGACACTATGACCTGGTCTGCCTGCAATTGCATAAACCCGGTGACCGCGTTCTCCGCCATCAGGGTCTTCTGAAGCGAGTCCAGCCAGCTCTGCGTCGCGTCCTTTGCGGTGATGAGCTTGACGGCCAGGAAGCCGACAACGATCGCGGCGGCTGCCGCCCAGCCCCACGGGAAGCCGGCCAGGCCCTTGAGCTTGCCCGCGAACTTGAACATGGCATCGCCGGCTTTGACGCCAGCGCCGCCCATCTTGGTCAGCGACTGGCCGCCTTTCAGGGCCAGCCCCGCAAGCCCGCCAATGCCAGCCGTGATCGCCTTGCCGGCGATCGTCGCACCCAGGCCCACATAGACGAGCGCCCCGTGACCGATCAGCCCGAAGTTAGCGATCTTCTGCACAACAGCCGTGGAGGTCAGCTTCTCAATAAAACCAGTGGCGTTCTGGGTCGCGGTGAGCAGTATCTGGGCGATACCGGGCATGGCATGAAGCAGGTTGCCGATAATGCCGAACAGGTTCCCGAACACGTTGCCGAGCTGCTGCACGTCATCGACGGCGTTACGCATGAAAACCGAGAAGCCGCCGCTCTTGACGGCGACGGCGATCCGGGCGGCGAGGTTATCCAGGACGCGGGCAGTCCCCGTCGCCAGCTTGTTGAACTCGCCGGTCTTGGCGTTGACGATCGCCAGCATCTCACCGAACAGCTGGTACACATCCGGCCGGACCGCTTCGTGCATCTTCTCCAGGTTGCGGGTGAACGGCGGGATCGTCTTCCCCGTCGCGTCCATCGCCGTGTGCATGTTCTGCACCTGACGGAAAACATTCCTGAACGAGTCCGAGCCAGCCAGCGCGAACGCACCGAGCGCGAGAGTGGCCGGGATGACGATCGCCAGGACTTCAGCGAGCACGTCAACGATCAGGTGCAGCGCACCGATGCCCACAAAGAGTTTCGGTATCCAGCCGAAACTCTGCCCGCCAAACAGGGGGATCTTCGTCTTGTTGGTCAGCAGGCCCCACAGCCCGGTGAACCGGGCGGTCGTCACATTCGCATCTTGCATACCTTTCTCGGCTCGCTGCGCTGCCGCTTCCACACCCAGCAGCTGCGCCTGCGCCCTCGTCGCGCCGAGCAGCGTGATCTCCGGGGTGATCCGCTTATCGAGCCGGTTCAGCAGCAGCACGGTGCGGGTGAGCTGCGCCGCCACCCCCGGGTCGCTCACCTTCAGGCGCAGCTCATAGATCCGCTTGGTCAGCGTGTCCAGATAGGCACGCAGATCGGTCGCGGCCAGCTTCGCCGCATCGGTCTGCGCACCTATCTTGACCTTGCGGTCCATCCCCGCCATGGCGATATTCAGCTGCTTGTCAGCCTCGGGGCGGAATCCATCGGAGGTGGGCCTGATCCGCACGAAGGCGTTGGCCAGCGCGAAGGCGTCTGGCATCGCTTACCTCCTGCGGCCGGTCAGCGGGTCAGGTAACGATCTCTGCCTGGGCGGCAGCGCGGCCATTGGCGCGGCCATTGCGGGTGCGCTTGGAGCCAGCGACCTGGACAGCGCCCATGACCGCGTCGAGCACCTGGAGGATGTCCTCCATCTTTTTGGCGATCATGTCTTCCTGGAAGCGCCCCCAGTCGTCGGGGTGGACCGAGTCCTCCAGGATGGCGTGCGCCGAGGCCAGCGCCCGGCGGTTCCCCACATCGTTGTCGCCGGTCTCGATCGCCCGCGAATACTGCATCAGCGGCCAGATGCCGACCTTTTCGGCGAGCTTGTACTCGGCCCCCATCAGCTTGAACGTGGCCGGTTCAGGCTTAGACTGCCGGGCGGGCGTCGCGCGGCCCTTCGGCGGCGTGGTGCTGCGGGTGTTCGACATGTACGGCCTGCCTGCGTGGGGAGGATGGGCGCGGTGCTATGCGCACGCCCTGTTCTCAACCCGGAGGCCGGGGAAGTGCTGCCAGGCTATCATGACGGCCATGATCAGGCTCGTGTGCGGGCACCAGGGACGGCGACGGCCCGTCACCGTGTTCGCCTACGACGGGCCGCTGCCGGTCCCCGCCGGTTACACGCCGAGGGGACACAGTTCAAGCATCGAGCTGCGGTGCCGGTACTGCGGGTTCGCGCCCCGGCCTGGGGATGAGGGCCTGCGGGCCTTGCTGTCAGCCGCCGCCGGGCTGCCCCGCCTGACCCTGGACATCAACCCCCGGCCACCCGGCGGCTGGCACACCGAGCCAGGGCAGTAGCTACAGTAGCCTCCTGGAGACTTAGCCAGATGAGCATCGTCCGCCGGGTGGCGGCAGACAGGGCATGCAGAATGGTCCATCAGCCTCACGTCAATCCAGGTGATAGTCGCGCCCGTCCACGGTCCACATCAGCGCTGTCGGCAGGAACGGGATATCCCGTTTGATCTGCCGGGCCGGCGGGTCCAGGAACCGCCCGTACCACAGGGCGGCAACATCGGCATACGGGCCGGTGTAGTCCTTGTCCACATGCGACTGGACCGACGCCTTCAGCCGGCCAGGCACACCGATATAGCCTTTCTTGGCCCACCGGGGAATGGGGGTGCGGCGGCCACGGATGGGGGCGATCGAACGCGCCACGTCCTCAACTTCGCTGGCGATCCGGGGCAGCAGCGCCGCGTCCACTTCCAGGAAGTACAGCGACAGCGCGTAGGCATCCCAGACGATGTCAGCCATCACCGGCCTCCTGCTCCTGCTGTGCCGCCCGGTACTCCCGCAGTGCCGCCAGGGCCTCAGCCTCCGGTGACCCCTCATAGCTGAGGTCGATGAAGAACTCCTCGCGGGAATCCGCGTCACGGCCTTCCAGGCACGTCGCCAGCACCAGGTTACAGGCTTCACGGGCAGTCAGGCTGGTCAGGCCCCGCGCCGACGTGCGCAGCAGCGTGCCGTCGATCTCCTCCAGGCTGCCAGCGAGATAGCCGAGCAGCCGCATCGCCGGCCAGAAGTTCCGGGCGCAGGTGTATTCGATGAGAGCCCTGGCCGCCGCCTGGACATCTTCAAAAGTGACCTTGGCCATGAACGCGGCGGCGCTGAACGCGGTGAAATCCACCAGGCAGTCTTCCAGCAGCTGGTGCATGGCAGCGAGAGATTTGCGCCCGTCGTCGTCGCCTTCCGGCTTGGACTTCATGTCCGCGAGGACATACCGCAGCAGGGCGGCGAGCGGGTCGGAGCGGATCTTCCACTGCATCCCGGCGAAGGTGATCTCGGGCGGGCCGGGGTAGCCGGCCAGCTCGCGCAGCTCGTCCTCGGTCACCGGTTCTTGGTGTAATACGGGGTGCCGCGCCGTGGCCGCAGCGCCGCGAGCTTCGCCTTATCGGCGTCGGTGTAGGAGGCGGCCGACAGCCCCATCAGCTGAGCCGCCGTCGTGCCCCGGGCGTTCGCCACCGAGGCCCAGCTGTTGAGCCCGGTGAATTCCTTGCGGAACGGACCGGGGTCAGCAGGCGGCGGGGCAGCGCCTGACACGGTGGCCAGCCAGGTGCCCGAGAACACGTTCGTGTCATAGAACTGGCCGGACGCGAACTGGACGCCCATCACCGGGTACGGCCCTGACGCAGCCACCACCAGGGCAACCGCCGAGGCGTCCGACAGGTTCCAGTTCGCTACCCACAGGCCAGGCCCCGACGTGACCCCGCCAGCGATCAGCGCGTTCACCAGCGGCGTCACATTGCTCGCGCTGGTGTAGATAGCCGGGTGACGCTGCCCCGGCCGGGTGGCCGCGTTGAAGCTGGCCAGCGCCCGGCGGTACCAGCCGGCCGACTCGCCGTTGGTGGCCGCGCCGCGTTCCACGTCGAGCACGTCGGCGGTCGCGTCCACGGCACCCGCGTCCTGGTCGATCCGCACCGCACCTGGGTGGGCGTGCCAGTCGGCCGCAGTCCACTTGATGTCCGGCGAGCCGGTCGTATAGCCGGCCGCCATCCCTGGCGGCAGGTGTGACACGTTGGCATGGATGGCGTCGTGAACGACAGTGACGGACATCGCGGCCTCCCAGGATTAGCTGGGGGCAGCGTAGCAGGCAGGCCCGGTCAGCCGAAGCCTTCCACGGGAGCATATTTGATGATCGCGGTCGAGGCCTTCCAGTTGGCCTTGATCGAGATCGCTTCGGAAATTCCACCCGAAATCTGAAAATCGGGCAAAATGTTCCCAAACCAGTACATGTTCGGGTCCGCGACAGTGTTCGGGTACAGATAGAACGACCTGGCGATACCGTCACGGGCGGCGGTGTAGATCTGCCGGCTCGCGTCATCGAAGAACCCGGTGAAGTCACCGGATGCGTCAGGCAGCCCGGACACGTAGATCTTGTTGGCGTCACCGAACGCCGTGACCTCGGGCTGGTCCACGGTGAAGTTGATGTTCCAGTTGGTCAGGAACGCGATCGGGCTGGCCGTTCCGCCCGAGGGGATCGCCATGTAGACGAAGCCGCTCTTTCCATGAAGCCTGGCCACAGTGTTCCCCTGTATCCGTGGGGTTCTATGGCGGGCTCCAGCCGGATACCGGGATTCCCCTCGGCTGCGGCCTGACGGGGATGGCCTACTCCGTCGCCCCTATCTTAGCGGGAAGAATCGGGAAGTCACTCCCCGTTGAGCATCCATCTGTCGATAAGGCAGCGGGCGTAGACCACCCGGCCCTTGGCCTTGAAGGAGACCGGCCCTTCGCCGAGACTGCGCCAGTTAGCCAGGGTCTTGGGCTGGGCGCGGACATGCTCAGCCGCCTCGGCCTCGGTGAGCCATTCCACCCGGTGCAGGTCACTGCCACAGGCGTCGCACCACATTACCGGCTGGTAACCCTCTGCCCACGCCTGATCCATGTCGCCTCACAGCTCGTCCAGCGCACCAAGTAGCTTCTGGACATTGGCGGCGAAGGTACGGGGGCGGATAGCTGCCCGCGCCTGGATAGCCGCGATCCCCCGCGCCGCGTCATGGTCCAGCCACCAGCGCAGCTGCTCGGCCGCGTCCTCCGGGCTGGCGTAGGTGGGCAGCATGGGGAACAGCTCGTCCGACTCGGGCCGGGACTCGCGCAGGAAAAACAGCCCGCACGCGGCCATCTCGATCTCGCGGGGACTGGCCGACCAGCCTTCGGTGGTGTCGTCGTCGTTTTCGCGCCGGAACATGTTGAGCCCCACCTTGGCGGACTTGTAGATCCGGGTGGTGAGCGCGTTATCCACGCATTCTTTCCGCTCATGCGACAGCAGCTTCATCAGCGGGTCGGTTTCTTTCACCGTCGCCCAGTTGCCGCCGAACGTGGTGTCGAGCCCCTCGAACGCCCCGAGCGCCAGCATCTTGCCGAAGAACTCCTGCCGGGAGGCGAACATGGTGCCGATGAAGACGAAGTCGGTCATGAACTGGTCCTCGCCCGGACCTGGGTAGTGCAGCCCAGGCCGGTAAGCATGCGGCATGTAGAGGGCGGGAATGCCCTCCTCGTCATACATGCCGATCAGCAGTGGGTCGTTCAGCAGCACCAGGTCAGCGTGGCGGGCACGCTCCAGCTGCCGCTTCTCCTCATACGGCGACTCGGTGAACAGGAGCACCACCTTGATACCGCGTGAGCGGAGCACGTCCATGAACTCAGTGGGGATGAAGAACGCCGAGACGATGATCACCACGTCGGGCCACCACTGGAAACAGGTGGCGTAGATCCCGTTCGCCGACACCCCGATAACCATCGCCTTGTCGTGGAATGCTTTCTTGAACTGGGGGTTGCCCTGATCGTCGTGCTTGCCGGTGTAGAGGTAGGCCGAGTCGTGGAATGCGATCCGGTCCTCAAGGTTGTAGTCCCGGCAGGCGATCCCAGCCTCGATGAAGGCTTCCTGCCAGCCGGCGAAAACATCGTGGACGGAAAACTGCGGCCCGGGGTGCACTATAAGCACCCGCTTGGGGATCTTCACGATTCTCCTCTGGCTGCGTCCTTGCCGCTGGGTACCCCCATGACGGCGAAATCCCATTCTCTGGTCACGATCACGATAGGCAGGTCGGGCAGCTTGAGCGTAGCCCGCAGCCGGTCCACAATCATCCGGGCCTCTTCCTGGCTGACCTCATCCCGGTTCACGTAGGCGAGCAGCCGGTCACCCGGCTTAACCTGCCACCGCTGGATCTCGGTGATCTCGGGCAGCGTCATGTGGCCAGCACTGTGACGAGCCCCTGGGCACCGAGGTACTGCTGGCCGGCCCATTCCATCAGGCCGTACCCCCTCATCGAGTCCAGGTTCACCGATTCTGCCGCACCGCCGAGCCGGGGGTTAGCCAGGATCACCGCCGCGATCGAAAACTGGCCGGTGGTGGCCATGTAGGAGTTGAGCTGATTCACCGAGGAGGAGTCCTGGACGTACTGGGCGAGGATCACGATCCGCAGCAGGTAGCTGATCCCGCCGCCCATCGTGTCGAACCGCAGCGACTGGGACGGCTGTGGCATAACGATCGCCATCGGCGGGTTCACCTGGGACGTGAACCCGGAGCTGACCCGCAGGCCCGGGATCGTATCGAGCACGGTGGCGAGCGCGTTGCAGACGCTGGTCAGGTCAGCCATCAGATCCCGACCTTGTGCATCGGGCTAGCGTAGTCGCAGAGCAGGCTCGCCACATAAGGGTTGCCGCCCCGGGGAAGCCGCACCATGCCGAACTCCGACGTGCCGGCCAGGCCGAACGGTGAGTCCTTCAGCTTGAACAGCTCGCTGGCGACCTGGAGGGTGGCCTGCTTCACCCGGTATGGCACCGTGGGCCAGCCCCACACGCCAATGATCTGGATGCGGTCGAGCCGGCTGAACGGCCAGGTGTAGGGGAAGAACTTCCCGCCGCCGGCCGCGTTGATCGCCCGGATCTGGGTGTAGGGACGGGCCTCGCCAGTGACGTTCTGGTTGAACTCCCACATCCCGAACGCCAGCTCGAAGTCGGTGCCCAGCACCCATGACTGCTCGAACACACCGTCGCCGTCCTGGTCGGTGGCCATCGACGTGACCGAAACGAGATCATCGACGGGCAGGCTCCAGATGTCATACGGCATGTAGGTGCGGGTCTCGGCCACCTGGTAGAAGAACCGGCCGCAGTAGCTCTCAACCGACCTCGCCGCCGCCTGCACGGCCAGCTCCAGCTCGAAGTCGCTGACCGTGTCGGTGATGTTCAGCCGGGACTTCAGCTCCTCCACGCTGGTGTAGAACTGGTGGATCGTGCCTGCCGGGTTGACCGTCCAGGTGCCTGCGTCCAGCTCTGACGCGGTGCCGGTGCCGGTCCACTGGAATGACCACATGCCGACGATCGTGGAGCCGATGAGCAGCTGGTAGACGCCAGTGGACAGCTTGGTGATGTCGGCAGGCGAGGGGCCTGCGCCAACCGTGTGCGTGGTGGCCGCGCCAGTCGGGTCGGTGATGACACACGTGACGGCGGTGGGATCAGCGTTGACGTTATTGACCTGGAAGGTCATCCCCAGGGTGGCGATGTCGTTGCCAGCCTGGTTCTGGAAGAACACGGTCGCGCCCATGCGGCAGCCACCCTCGGGTCAGCGCGGCCTACCTGTGGCCAGTTTAGTCCGGCCACTCACCTGCATAAATATCGTGCTGCCGGTCGTATTCGGTGAGCCGGTAGACCGCGTTCCGGTCGTGGGCGCGGATGGTGACGACGCTGCCGACGCCAACCGGGCCAGTGGACACTTCGAGGCAGGACATCGTCTCGCCCCGGCGTGCCATGCGGAGCAGTTCGCCACCGAACAGGGCGCGGGGCTCGGCGTGGACGATCTCCAGCCAGTATTCGCCGCCTGCGTCCCAGTGGCTGTGCAGGGTCAGCCCGTCTTGCTCGCGCCACAATTCAGCCATGGAGATTTATCCTACCGAGCCGCCAGGCCCATCCCTGGGGTCGGCGACGGTAGCGATGCCGCTGCGCGGATCGGTGGCCGACGTGATGCCAGTGGCAGCCTCAGCCACCGAGGGGATGCCGCTGCGCGGGTCCGCTACTGACGTGATGCCGCTGCGCGGGTCGCTGACAGTTGCGGTTCCCGTAGCAACAGAGATCAGTGGTGGCGGGGTAGCGAACGCCGGCAGGAGCGTGGAGTCCGAGCGCCCGGACCGGTATGGGCCTGGCAGGCGGGCACGCACCGGTCCCTGGAGCGGCCTGACCTTGGGGCCAGTCTGGGCGTAGGGGCCGCGCTGCGAGCCCGTCCGTCCCCGGGTGGGTGGCGGTGGCTGCTGACGGCCGACACCGGCAGGCGCATGCCAGACCCTGGCGGGTGGCCCCGCTTGAGCGAAGGTGCCGGCCCGGCGAACGACCCGGCCACCAGTCAGCGGCTGGCGCTTCGCCTGAACCGGATGGCCCAGCGGGTAGATGGGCGGACCTTGGCCAGTGGCGACGAACGTGAAGGTGCCAGCCCTGCCCTGCGCCCGGCCACGCGGCGGAAGTGGCTGACGGGCCTGGACAGGTCCATCCCACTGCCTGACCGCTGGCCCCTGCTGATCGAAGGTGCCGTCGCGGCTGGCGTTCTGGCCACCCCGGATGGGCAGACGCTTCGCCTGGACCGGATGACCCAGGGGATAGACAGGTGGCCCCTGGCCGGTAGCGACAAATGTGAACGTCCCGGACCGGTTGCTGGTACGGCCACGGGCTGGCAGCGGCTGGCGGGCCTGGACCGGCCCGTCCCACTGCCGTACCGGCGGCCCGGCCTGATCAAAGACGCCGTCGCGGGTGGTGACCGAGCCGCCACGGGTAGGCCAGCGCTTCGCCTGAACCGGATGGCCCAGCGGGTAGACCGGCGGCCCGGCCCCGGTGACGACGGTGACGAAGGTGCCAGCCCTGGTAACGATCCGGCCACGGACGGGCTGCGGCAGCTGCTGACGGCCCACCCCCACAGGCGCATGCCACTGCCGGACCGGCGGGCCAGTCTGAGCGAAGACGCCGTCGCGGCTGGCGACCCTGCCACCACGGACCGGGGCGGGGATAGGTGCGCGGACCGGGCTGTCCCACTGCCTGACCGGTGGACCGCTCTGGCCGTAGAAGCCGGTGCGTGTGGCGACGTGACCGCCGCGCCCAAGCGGTGGCCGGGCCTGAACCGGCCCAGTCCATATGCGGACCGGTGGCCCAGCCTGACCGTAGACACCACGCTGGCCAGTGACCCGGCCACGCGGTGGCGGCACCCGGGGCTGGACGGACGCAACCGGGCCGTCCCACATCCGTACCGGAGGCCCAGCCTGGGCGAAGACACCCCTGCGGTTGCTAGTACGCCCGCCTTGCAGTGGCGGGTACTGCTTCGCCTGGATGGGGTGACCGAGCGGGTAAACCGGCGGCCCAGATACGGCAGCGGTGATGACAGAAACCGGCGGCTGCTGCTGCTGGTGGTGGAACCTGCGCAGCCACGTCTTACCGGGCCGTGCCGTCCCGGGGCCAGGCGGCGAAGCCACCGGACCGAGATAGTCGGCGTCGGACGCGCCAGCGTCGTCTATCCAGTACGGCCCGGCGTTCGCGATCGACGTGCCCGTGATGCCGAACGCTGCCCGGGTGATCGCGGCGTTCGTGTTCAGGTTCGCCGCAGAGGTCTGCGTCTCATCGGCCGTGGCGCTGTCCAGCGCGGTGGTGAACAGCTTGAACTCGATCTGCCCCACGGCGGCGTCGCCGGTGATGAACCCTTCGATCCGGAACCACTGATTAAGCGGGATCGAGGCGGTGGACGTCAGGACCGCTGTCCCGGCGGCGTTCTGCGCGACGACTTTCCCGGCCGTGCTGATGTTGATGCTGCCGCAGACAGCGGCGGCCAGCGCGGCGAAAACACGGTGCTGAGCGGCGGGGTTAGCCGTGAAATACAGGTATTCGCGGAACCACACCGTGGGGATTGTGGAACCGGTGAGCGACGTCGTCCACGAGCAGCTCGAACCACCGGCGGTGCCACCGGTCGCGACCTTAACACCCAGGTTGCCGTGCGCGGCGTGGGTGGAGTCGGAGGCGAGCGTCCCGCCGGCGACGATCGTGATGGTGTCGAAGAAGCTGCCGGATACGCCGCCGGTGTTGCCACCCGCCCCAGCGGTCAGCGTGGTGCCGCTGGGGGTGATGCCCTCGAAATTGTTGACCAGGGTCGTCATCTAAGCGCCCCCCGGGTACCGCGCAGGCTGGGCACAGCAGCCTCCTATTGGGCCGTCAGCCCAGCGCGGGATTTACGGGCCGGCGAGCGACACCAGCACGCCAGCGTTGACCACCGACGTAGACGAAGCGCCGTTCTCGTTCCCGGTCGCGCCCGCCGTCGCCAGTTCCTGGTCTGCCAGGATCGTGCCCTCGTTACGGCCTATCGTATTGCTGGTGTTGTTCTGGGCCGATTCTGTGGTGAACCCGGACGGGACGGTTATCACGCCGGGAGTGGCCCCGGATGGCCCAGTGGTCGCGCCGAACCACACCAGCTCATCGTTGGCTATCGTGGTGGTCACGCCGGGAACCGTGATGGTGGTGCTCGCGTTGTTGATCTGACCGGAACTGGGTGGCACCGGATCAAGCGGGGTCACCGAGCTGACTCCTGCGTAGTCGGCGGCTATCAGCGACTCGTTGAACCCGGGCGCGAAGCCGATACTCACACTCGACCCCTCGGTACCGTCCGCTACCCGGGTGAACATCTTGATCCCGATTGTGTTCGTGACCTTGGTGTAACCCGTCCAGCCCGTGAGGGTGGGATTGGTGCTGGTGCCGTTCCATGTCATCCAGATGACGAGCATGTCGCCCACCTGGATGCCACTTGGCAGATTGACGGTGATAGTGGACCCGGTATTTCCGGTGCCGCTGTTCTGCAAGGTCTCACCGCGAAGCACTGGCACGTTCACTGTTGACAGCGCCGCTGGATTGGTTACCAGCGATTCATCTATCTTGTCAGTGCCGGGGAAGCCGGGGCAGTTGTCGGTGCCGCTGCCGTAACCGCACCACTGGGTGGCGATCTCGTTGGACGGGCCGTTGTAGGTGTGCTTTGTCCCGGTCTGGTCGGCCACCCAGAAGTAGTAGCTGAAGCCGGCCAGGTCGGCCTGCACGGTGGCGATGTTGTTGTGATTGGTGTAGACGGTGCCTGGGCCGAGGCCGAGGGCCTGATGCTGCTGCACCCAGTTCACCAGCGCCGACTGGGTGAACACGCACTTGGTCTCGAAGTCGACGACCTCGGCAGTGTAGTTGGTGCCGGTACAGGAAATGTGGACGTGCTGTGCATTCGGGAACATGGCATAGTCGGCCGGCGTCCAAGCGTCCCCGCCCGCCACCATCTGTGCATTGGATGGGATCTGGGACACCGTTGCGTGGCCGGTGTCATACAGGGTCGTGCCGATATCAGCCTGCGCAGCGGGCAGACAGAAGGTCAGCAGTACCAGCAGCGGGGTCGTCAGCACGAGGATCTTCCGTATAACCATGACTACCCCCTTACGGGTCAGAGTAGGCCGAAGACGTAAAAGTTTGTAAGGGTGGTCGTCGGCGCGTTCGTGGTCGCGTCCCACGTGTTGAACACTTCCAGGTAATACGAGGTCAGCGTGTTGAACGTGACCGCCGTCTGCGGGGTGCCGATCATGAACCGTGATGCGTTGTTGCTGCTGTAGGTACCGAACGTGCCTGTGGCGGCATTGTTGGCGACACCGTATTCCACCCAGCCGACCGCATTGAGGGTGCCCGCCGTCGCGCCGACGCCCTGCGCGGTCATCGTGACCAGTACCTCGAAGTCGAACGCGGCGGCAGTGGCCTGGACAACGGTAGTCAGCGTGCCTGTTTTGGCGAGAGTGATTCCCAGCGTGCCGGCGGTGGTGTCCAGGCCCACCGTGAAGGCGGTGGTACGCGCGGCGGTAGCGGTAGCCCACGACCCGCCGCCCTTCAGCAGCAGCGCTTTCCCCGGCGTCGTACCGCTCTGCACGCTGAAATAGTTCGCGGGCAGAGCGTACGCCGGGTTCGCCGCCGTGCTGCCCGACATCACCGTTATCACGGCAGCGGTGACCGCCGAGCCCGACGCGGGCATTGAATATAGCAGCTCGGCCTGGGTGCCAGTCAGGAAAGACACGGATTACTCGGTGTATTCGACTTCGCCGTGGAACGTGGTGCCAGTACCAGCCGAGGTCGCGGTGACGAACAGCGCGAACTGGGTGGAGATCGGGATCGGGATCTCGAACCCCGGCGTGAACCACTCGCCCCAGTTGCTGCCCGCCGTGAATGGGATGTTCTGCGCCCACAGTTCGGTGGTCATCGTCAGGCCGGTGATCGCCGCCGCCGTGGTGCCGCCCGCCGTCTTCCACAAGATGTTGGAGGCGAGCGCGTTGCCCGTGAGCTGCCGGGCCAGCGCCGTCTGCCCGCCGGCCTGCGAGCCCGTGTTGATGTTCAGCGACAGCGTCACCGAAGCGTTCGCCGGGAACGTTGCCGCACCCAGGACGCTGCCCCGGACGCAGGAGATGTAGCAGTCCGCCGTCGAGGTCGTCACCCCGTACAGAATCGGGATGGGGGTCGTCACCGTATCGGTCGCGCCCGTGGCGAGGGGCGTCGAGGTGTCGAAGACACCAACCTTGTAGGCCCGCGCAAGTGCCATGGTTCAGGCTCCACTGAACTCGATGGGCGCGGCCCTTCGCTGATCAGCTTAACGCATCGGGTCCAGTGTGGCCCGCACTCACTTCGGCTTGTTGAGGCTGCCCGGAGGCCGGCCTGGGCCACGCCGGATTGGCTCCTCCACAGGCGGCTCGGGCTCGGCCCGCACCTCCACGGTGGGGTCAGGCGGCGGCGCGGCGATTTCCACCTTGCGCTCCTCCACCACCGGCACCGCGATTCCGCCGGCACACAGATCCCGGCCTTCGGCGTCGGGCACCTCGAACTCGACACCAAAGTCTGGCCAGTCCCGGCCGTCGTAGCGGGGGCCGCTCATCTGCTGGATCAGCTTCACCTTCACTGCAATACCTCCTGGTAGGCGGCGGCCCACTTATCCCAGTTGCCCTCGATCGTATGCTGGGCAGCCAGCTCGCGGGCTTTGGCCCCCATGCTCTCACGCAGGTCAGCATCAGCCACCAGCTCACGGATACGGTCCCGCCATTCGCTTTTGCTGCGCACCAGGAACCCGGTGACGCCGTCCACCACGAACCCCGGGTAGGGGCCGAAGTCGGAGGCGACGACGGGGATGCCCATCGCCGCGTATTCGAGCGCCTTCAGGTGGCTCTTCGACTCGTTGAACCGGGTGGCCGCGAGCGGCGCGAGCCCGATGTCGAAATCCAGGTTCTCGCCCATGCTCAGGCAATACTCAGCCGGGTCATCCACCCATCGGGTGTGGTAGGCGTGGTTGTGGCCGAAGGTGGGCCGGTAGTCCACGCCCACGATGTGCAGCCGCAGGCTGGGATCACGGTCGAGCACCTTGCGCACCGTCGTGGCAACCATCGAGACGTCCATGGCGTGACTCGACCCGCCGGCGTAGCCGATCGTCACATGATCGCGGCGTTTGCGTTCGAGGGTCAGCACCGAGGCGGGCAGATAGTTCCCGATCACCTTCACGTTGGGATGATTGGTATGTTCACGGACCGCCTCAGCCAGCGGCTCGGTGGTCACGGTCACCAGGTCGGAGGCGGTGATTGAGCTTTCAACCGCGTCGATGACCGAGTAACGGGTGAACACGCTGTAGGCGCTGAAGTTCGTCACATCGACGTTCCATATGTTGTCGTCTATCTCGTAGGCGAGGCGGTGATTCTGCCGCAGCCGTCGCCAGGCCCCGAGCACCTGAGGACGGTCCAGCCGCTCGCCCACGATCAGCCGGTAGTTCGCCACCTCAGCGGGTGGGGTGAATGCCTGGGCGTGCACCTTCCACCCGTGCGCACCGAGCTGCTCCAGCGGCAGCTTGATGCGGAAGTAGCCGCAGCCGGTCGGCATCGGGTTGCCCTCGGCCTGGGCGTCATGTATACCCCACACCGACAGGGGCTCAGCGGTAAGCACTGGGCCACACGTCCACTGTCACCCACGGAATGAACTCGGCCTTGACGCCCCGTTCCATCCACCGGTTCACCAGCCTCCAGTCTTCCATCGAGTCGGGCGGTCCCCAGGTGGAGATTTCCAGCAGCTCCCGGCGGTGCATGATCATGGGCGTGCCGATAGAGCACGGGCCGAGGTCGCCCGAGCCGATGATAGCCATGGCCTCTTTCTCGATGACGCCGCCGTGGCTGGCCATCTGGGTGTAGGCGAACCCTGCCTCGGGATGGCGTTCCAGTGCCCGCACCAGCTGGGCGCAATGGTCCGGCCGGTAGGAATCGTCGTCATCGAGGTAGGCGATCAGGTTAGCCGTGGCCAGTTCCAGGCCACGGAGCCGGGCGCGCGTCCCCCACCGGGGGTCCGGGTTGGGGGACATCTGCTCGAAGATCAGCGAATAGTTTTCCGGCATCTCCATCTGGGCGATCAGTCCGGCCAGCTCCGGGTCGGGACCATCGGAGACGATCACATGCTCGATGTTGCGGTACTCCTGCGCCTTCACCGAGGCGATGCAGCGATCGAACAGCCACTCGTGCCGCTGCCAGGTCGGGCTGATGACCGAGACCAGCGGGTCCATAATTCTCCCAGGGCGCGGCGTATGCCCTCATCGAGGGTGACACGCGGCTGGTAAAACTTCCGCATCCGGCCCGGGTCAGCGACGCGGTAACCGACCCCAGCCGGCGCACCTGTCTTCAGTTTAAATCCCGGCGTGTAGCCGGCCGCCTTAGTGAACCGCTGTGCAAGTTCCTTCATCGTCACCGGCTCACCCCAGCCGATGTTAACGGGCTCCTCGATGTCTGCTTCCGCCACGGCCAGGGTGGCGCTCACCACGTCATCGACGTGGACGAAGTCGCGGGCCTGCTGCCCGTCGCCCCAGATGGTGAACGGGTCTTCATGGCGGCGGGCACGGTCAGTGAACGCACCGAACGGGTAGTCGGTGTCCTGGTCTTCGCCATAGCCCGAGAACGGGCGCACCACCGTCACCGGGAGCCCTTCGCGCCGGGCGAGCCGGGCCAGCCGCTCGCCCGTCAGCTTCACCCAGCCATACAGCTCATCCGGCAAGGCGGGGGCATCCAGGTCGATCATGTCCTCGCTGAGCCGTATCCGGCCGCTGCGCTGGATACGCTCCGGATAGGCGGCGGAGGAGGAGAAGTAGATCACCCGGCCGGGACGGGTGCGCAGCGCCCACTGGAACAGGGCCGCGTCAAGTTCGAGGTTGACCGCCTGGTCGAGTGGCGTGTGCTCGATCACCTGCCGGCCACCAACGACGGCAGCGCAATGCACCACCAGGTCATAATGGCCGGTATCACGCCGGAACAGGTCGCGGGCATCACGGGGCTTGGTGGCAGCGATGTCACAGCCGTCCACCTCCCAGCCGTCAGCTTCCAGTCTGGTCCTGAAATGCCAGCCGATGAAACCACAGTGGCCGGTGATCAGCGCCTTCATGGTTTGACCGCCACGAACATGCCATGGTCGGGGTAGGCACCGCCTGACCCCTGGACCGTCTGGGTACCTAGTGGCCCGCGCCAGTCAGGCACTTCGGACACCTCCGTGAACCCAGCCTCGTGGAGGCTGAGCAGCAGGTCGTCTTTGCATAGCCAGAACGATTTAGTGTTGCCGTAGCTTTCCCACCGGCCAGCCGCTTCGTGATACCAGTGCCCGGTGCGCCCCTCGTGCTGCGACTGGACGGGATCACACCAGCTAGCGGAGGGCAGGTGGGCGTCTTCCGGGTGGCCGTTCTCCATCGAGTAGTGCGTGTGCAGGATCAGCATGCGGCGGGTGACCTTGCCCAGCAGGTTCAGGAACGCGACCGGGGCGTCGAGGTGATAGAGCAGGCCAGAGCAGAACACGGCGTCGAACTCCGTACCCAGCAGTAGCGTACGGACATCACCCTGAAAAAAGCCCAGATTCTCAAGCCCGAGCGCATCCTTCAGCCATACCGCATTGTCGTAGTTTTCCTGCCGGGCCTCGATGCCGTATGCGTCATACCCGGCGCGGGCGAACTCGGCGGTATACCCGCCTTCCAGGCAGCCCAGGTCCGCCACACTGATACCAGAACGCGGGCCGGGGCCGAACTCCAGTTCCAGGGCACGCAATGTCATCTGGCATATGCCGGACACTGCTACCAGCGGCTGGCCCAGGAGAGTCTGCGTCCCATCTGGCAGCAGAACATTGTGTGAGCTGAAGTTCACCGGCACCCCCACAGCTGGAAGTGGGCGAGCGGGTGCAGCACGTCCCGCTGAATTTCCGGCACCCAGCCGGCAGCTTCCAGCATTTCCCGCACCCCGTCATGATCCCAGCCCCAGTAATGCTGCGGGTTAATGTCGGTGAACTCCGCGAGCGGGGTGGAGAACACCAGCGAGTCGGCTTTCTCCCGGATCTTCACCATCATCGCGTCGGGATCGTCCAGATGCTCGGCCGTCTCCGAGCAGATGAACATGCCGACGTGCCCGATCATGTCAATGGTGTCCTCGATCATCCCGGTGATCTCATAGCCGGACGCGAAATCGCCGAGGATCAGCCGGTCCGGGGCGAGCGCCCGCCCGATCGCCGCGTCACCACACGCCAGGTCGGCGACCACGGAGGGGACGCCCATGTCCCGGGCCAGCTGGATCGTGTCGTCCACCCTGACGATGTGGTCAGGCCAGTGCGTGTGGTCGTGAGGACGGGGGCAGAACGCCATCAGCTGATCGCGGCTCCACGCTGGCCGTAGCCGCACCCTCACTGTGGTGCCCGGTCCGCGTGGATGGCCTGGAACCGCTGCTGGCGCGTCACGCCACCGTGCCAGTTGACCCCGCCGTCACATTCGCGGTGCTCCAGCACCCGCCAGCCGCAGCGTTCCACTAGGTCGGCGTAGCCGGGCATATCCCACGCCCATGCGTGATGCTCATAGTGCCATTCACCGGTTTCCGCTGACGGGGACGACAGGATCAGTGCTTTGCAGTCAGGCAGGCCCCGCAGGAACTTCTCGGGCTCCGCCAGATGCTCCACGACTTCAGAGGCGATGAGCAGGTCACCGTACTCCAGCCCGCTGAAAATATCCGCCCGGCGCACGTCAAGCCCCAGTTCGGCGGCACGCTTCAGGTTGCCCTCACCCAGGTCGTAGCCCCACGCCTCCACTGGCAGGCCGCGCAGGAGGTGCAGGAGGCTGCCGTCGCCGCAGCCGAGGTCAGTCAGCGACTTGATGTCAGCCTGTTGCGTGAGCACGAAGCTGACCATCTCGCCGACCATTGCCTGCCGCTGCGCGTGGCCAGCCTGGTTTGCCGGCGGCACCCAGGGGTGGGCCGCGAAGAATTCCGGGGAGGAGAAGTATGGGGCCGGCCCCTCGAACAGCTTCCACTCACTCACCGCGCCACGCTGCTTCCCGCAGCCGGGCTAGGTCGCCGGGCCACTGGGTGGTCATGAATCGCTGGTAGGTGGCGGAGTCGGTGTTGAACTGCTGCACCGAGTTCACCCGCACATATCCCTCGTCCCAGCTGGCCTTGCCCGCCACTGGGTGCATGTGCTCAATGATCACATCCTCCAGGTAGGTGAGGGAATCCAGTTCGCGCCCGAGGGTCAGCCAGAAATCATCGAAATACAGGTGCATCAGCCCGGGCGGCACGAAATATCCCAGCGCCTGCACAATCCCCGCCGACATCGCCACGGCGGTCGGCAGGTTGCGCCCCTGGAACAGGTCGTTGCCGTAGGCGACGCCGGGCAGCGCATCCACCAGGGCCTTGTCCCAGCCGGGCGTGCGTGGCCGGTGATCGTCGCCCAGGAACCCGACCGCTCCGCCGTGCTGGGCGATGGCCGGCATGACCGAGTTGAGGATCGGCCCGAGTCGGCGGGGCTCCTCGATCACCTGTATCCCGGCATCGAGATGCTGGGATAGGTAGCCGTCCAGTTCCGGGTCGTCGTCATCGACCAGGACCAGCAGCCGCGCCTTCGCGTCGGTCTGCTCCCAGCAGATGGCCAGTTCCGCAATATTTCCGGGCCGGCCACGGGACGGGCAGACCATGGTCAGTTCGGCGGCTTCCACCGGCACAGGTTACCGCGTGGGTGGCCTGCGCTACTATCGCGTCTGTGCCGCACACCCTGAAGCATTTTTGCGTCCTGAACGACGGGCACGCGGGGGGACATCAGTGCTGGTGCGCCGGGCCGGTGAAATCCTGCCCGTCTACTCGCGGCGAATGCGAGGAACCGATGCCATGTGGGTGATGCGATGAAGCTGTGCGTGGGGGCCGCGTCCCGGCGCGTGGTCGAGGAGGCGGCGAAGCTGCGGGTGGCGCAGATCGTCGCGTCCCGCCGGCAGGTTGGTGAATTCGAGCCCGGTTACACCGGCTACAACAGCGCCACCCTCGTGCAGGCAGTGAAGATCTTCAGCGGCGGGGAGACCGAGGTGGTGCGGGACCACGGTGGCCCGTACCAGAACGGTGACCCTGACGACAACTGGCTCACCGCCCTCGATGCCGACGTTGACGCAGGGTTCGATGTGCTGCATCTCGACGTCAGCAAGCTGGCGCAGGACATGCAGCCCATCGAACTGACCCGGCTGTGCCAGCGCTACGGCGGCA